GGGCGTCCGGGGGTGCCTCGCGCACCTTGCGAATCACCGCAAACTTGGCGCGGGCCTTCGCCAGGGTAATCAGGCTGGTGAGCAGATCCTCGCAAAAGCGGAAGTTGCCCTCGACGGCGTATGTCGTGGGCAGGCCGCGCTTGGCGTTGGAGTCCGTGTTCAGCTTCAGGTGCAGCACTTCGTCCGCGGGAATCAGGACCGGCGTCAGGCTCTCGTAGGGGCGCTCGATGACCCAGTAGCCGCGCACGGTCTGCGCGTCTTCGGGGTCGCTCTCGATGCCAAAGCTATGGTCGGGCTGGCCGGTGGAATCCTCGCGGGAGCGCACCAGCTCGGGCTCGATGAAGCGCACGGCCACCAGGCCCCCCTGCTGGGGGAATGTCCGCAGGAAGCATTCGCCGTCCACGTGCAGGCGGCGCACGGCCTCGGCCTCGATCTCGGGCAGGCTGTTGGCCTCCCGGAACAGGTCCACGAGCTCCTGCACCTGCCGCACCAAAGTTTCGCTGGTGCCCTTCTTCCGCGGCATGGCCACGTAGGTCAGGCCGGTGCCAACGACATAGCTGATGTGCGCGGCCACGGCGGCGATGGCGTATTCGTTGTTCTTGCAAATGAGGCGGCTGCGGTCCCGGATCTGCTTGAGCTGGAACCAGTTGATGTAGGTGGGCAGGCTTTCGCCGGTCAGGCGGTTGTCGCGGCGGGCCAGGTAGGTCTGGGAGCTGCCGTCCAGGAAGCCATAGGGCGATCCCTCCGCAAACAGGTCCCGGCTGTCCCCGTAGGGGAAGAAGGGGAGACTGGCGTGAAAGTCGGTGGATTCCTGCGCGCGGCGTAGGTTCATGACTGCCCCTGCGTTAGTTATTCGTCAACGACCGCAAAGCCGGTCAGGCGTCCGCCGGAGAGGATGCGGATCTTGAGCCCCTTGCCGGCGGCGGTGGCGGCCAGCGGGGTGGTGGTATCGCTAAACGCGGTGACAAATTGCTGCAGGTCGCCCAGGATGATCGGGCCGGTGAGCGCGTCAGCGTCGGAGTCTTCGATCTGGAACACGATGCCGCCCAGGTTGGTGACGCCCACCATGAGCAGGGAATGCACCACGCCCACGGCGGGCACGGTCAGCGCAAAACTGCCCGGGCCGGTAAAATCCACGATTTTTGTTGCAGAGGCCATAAAAAAGCTCCTTTCTTATAAATGACCCGTCACGCGCTCCACGGCTTGGGAGGCGGGCAGGTAACAGGCCAGGTTGAACGCGTCCGCCAGGTCGGGGGATTTTCCCAGGCGGCGCTTGGTCTGGGTCTTCGCCTCGACGACGCGGCGGTTCATGCTGTCCACGACAAACACCGGCGCCTTCAGCTCGGCGACCAGTTGCTGCTGGGTCGCCAGGGGCAGCGCCTGCATGCTCAGGTTGCCGTCGCGCGCCAGCTCGGCCGCCAGGAACCAGAGCTCCGAGCGCAGGTTGGGAAAATCGCCGGGCCAGTTGCTGGTGGTGGACGAGTTCACGCCCACGAAATGAAAGCGCTCGGTGCCAATGCCGGCGCAGTCCACGACGCCGGCGCCCAGGCCGCCCTCGTCGATGTAGATGGGCACGCTGCGCGCGGGCTGGTGAACGGTGCCCTGCTCCGCGGCCAGCTCCTTGAGGCGTTGGGCGGTCTGGGTGATCGTCCAGCCGCGGTGGGCCTCCAGGTGGGTGATCGCCCGGCCGCGGCGCACGACCATGACGGTGCGGTCGTCCCCAAAACGGGCTACGTCGCAGCCGATGGCGGCCAGCCAGTTGGGCTGGACCTCCATGGGTTGCAAAAGCAATGCCAGGGCGCTGTCCCCCCAGACGCTGTTGATCGCGCGGGTCGGCCAGCGGCCCAAAACCTGTATCTCAAACAGGGGATCTTCCGGCAGGTAGGTCTGCCCCTCGAACGTGAACGCGTTCCAGGGGTGCGGCTCGTCGTCGCGCAGGCGTTTGCACTCGGTGGTTAGCCGCTCGGTGACTTGCTCGTAGGTGACGGCGCCCGGCACCACCAGACGCCGCTCGGTGACGTTCGGGTGATCCAGAGCGCTCATTTCTAGCACGGTGTGCCGGCCGCTCGATTCTTCGGCGTAGGCCGGGCTGCTCACGTCGTAGGGGTTGTAGATGCCCAGAAAACAGTAGTTGGGCCCATGGGAAAGCATGGTTCGCGCGCGTTCCCAAAAGACCTTGTCGACGCCGGCGGCCTCGTCAAACACGATCATGAGGGCGGTGCCGTGCCGGCCCTGGAAGGCGTCGGCTTTGTTCGCGGTCAGGCCGTGGATGAAATGGTTTGGGTTTTCCTCGAGCCTGGTAGACTTAGGCAAAAAATGCGGATCGCCGCGGCGCACGTTGCGCAGCTCCTTGAACAACAGATCGGCTACCTGAATGTGTGTGGGCGCGGTGGTCAAGCAGATGCCGGGGTTGCGCGTGTCGTAGAACCAGCTTGCCGCCAGGCTGGCGATAAAGGTTTTTCCGACCGCGTGGGCGGCGCGCACCAGGACGCTGTAGGGTGGCTGGGTGAGGGCGCGCAGGATGGCCGCCTGCTGGGCGGTGATGCGCAGCCCCTTGGCGGCGGCGTATTCGACCGGGTCGGTCGGCAGGGCCCGGGTGCGGGCTTCCAGCTCCTGGCGGGTGGCCCTAGCTCGGGTCAGTAGAGTTCGAATGCTTGGCAATTTCTCCTCGGATCAGTTCCAGCTCCCGGCGCAGTTCTTCCAGTTCCCGGCGCTCGCTCGCCTTGGCAAATTGCTCCGGGTGGCGGCGTTCCAGCAACCAGGCGGAAGCCTGCCAACTTTGATTGGCATGTCGGGCCAAGTTTTCTAGATTGTTAGCGATGAATTGTTCTTCGGCGGTCTGCATCTTCTGGACCAGCTCGTGGTAGATCCCGGACTTGGCCTTTTTCCCTTGCTTGCGCCAGTGGTAAAGAGTCTTGGGGTCGATGCTGGCGCACGCGGCCGCCGTCTTGATGGAAGCCCCCAAAGTGATGGACCGGCAGATGGCTCGGATCTTGGCCTCGGTGATGACGCTGGTTTTGGTTTTCGCCATAAAACCCTTTTTTAGGTCGGGAATATTAGACTCACGCCGGCTTGGTTACGTCCGGCCCGGGTGGCTGCAGCTCCTCCGCTTTCAGCTCGCCGGCCTGAATCCGGCACCAGAGGCGCAACGCCTCCAGCCCCTCGGCCATGTACATGGTCGCCGCCGCCTGGGCGCGCTCGTATTCCCCGGCGCAATAACTAGCGTACGTCTCGTTGAACCAGTCCACGCTAACCATGCACTGCGCTGGGTACACCGGCTTCGGGCTGCTGTTGGGTGTTGGGTTCATCGGATGCGCCTCCTGCGTCCACCGGGAGCATGCGGGCTATCCGGGTTGGCGATTAAGTGCACCGCGGTGCGGAGCATGCGCCGGCCAATGGCGCCGCGGTTACTGTAATAGCGCAGGGTGGACCAGTAGAATTTGCCTTTGGACGGGGCGCGCATGGCGCCGTCCATGACCTTGCGTGGCACGCTGGGATAGGTGTAACGGCCGGAAGGATTTGGCGCCGAAGGCTTCAGCACGACCATGGTCAGGTCGCCTATGTCGCGGGGGTCCTGATCGGCCCCGTAGTCGCCGCCCCAGGTGCGGTAGTTGAAGGCTCCGATCCAGGAGCTGTCCACGTCCACGTCCTGCCCGTCCTGATACCCGTAGGTCAGGCTCAGGTAGCCGTGCTGGGTCAGGTCGCGTTTGCCGTAGGGTCTGGGTTCATGGCGGGTGGTTTCCGGCGGCAGAATGCCGGTGCCTCCGGTCTCCCTGCCACCACCACGGCCACCGCGTCCGCCCCGGCCCCCTCCGCCCGTCTGTCGGCGGCGTTGTAGGTCCCTCGGCACCAGCGCGGTTTTCAGCCCAGAAAGCTCGTTTTGCAGGATGCCGTAGAGCCGCTTGTACTCGGCGGCGTAGGATTTTTGCGCCGCGGACGTGACCGGTGGGGTGTCACCGGGTCCCGGTCGGCGGATCTCCAGCTCGTTTTTTTTTGGGGGAGCCGCCGGCTTACTGCCGTCCGGCTGGCCACGTCCCGGAGAGCCGCTGCCAAACAGCACCCGCCCCAGAAAACGGCCCAAAGATCCGAAAAAACTGCCTGTTGGTAGCATAGTGTGGCCTCATTGCCTAAGAAGCGCAGCCCCGCCCTCCTCCCCTATAAATGACACACTCGGCCCAGGCGTCCTGTTTGGCTCCTAAAGGCGGCTGGTAAACCACT